GCGGGCCCGGCGGCGGCTTCATAGATCGCCGGCTCCACGGCGCGGGCGCTGGCCCGGCGCGTCGTGGAATCGGCGATGCTGGTCAGGCGGTAGAGACGGCGGCCACCGGCTACAGGCACGGAGACCACATCGCCCGGCTCCAGATCGATGCAGCGCGGCGACAGCGCGATCTCGAGCGTCTCGCGGCTCGCCCAGATCTCCTGCAGGCGTTGATCGGCCAGCCTCTGCGCCTCGGCCGGCCGCGTCACCAGCGCGGTCTCGATCGCGGTCTCGCGGCGCGAGGCGCCCGCCAGCCTTCGCGAGCGCGCAGCCGCGGCGCGGTAATCATTTTGTCCGTCGCTGAAGCCCAGCCGCAATTCGCGGGGCAGCTCCGTGTCCTGCGCCCGGCGCAGCTGAAAGGGCGAGCCGTCCCGGTCCGGCAGCCAATCTTCGGGCGAGAGCGCACGCGCCACCCGGCCGCCGCGCCCGTGGAAGCGCAGCCGGCCGCCGCTCATCACCGCGTCGAAGCCGAACAGGGCGGCGAGCGGTTCGAGAGCGGCGCGCGCCGACATCGGCCGGTCCAGCACATAGCCGTCGGCGAAACCGTCGATCCCCAGCTCATCGGCGGCGGGCAGCCCGAAATCCGCCAGAATGGCGCCGACGAGCCGATCGAGCGACGCGCCTTCCAGCCGGCCGTTGAGCCAATGGCCGGTCTCGTATTGCGCGCCATCCGCCCAGATGCCGGAGAGATCGGGAAAGGCCGGGAAAGGGCGCGCATCCCAGGCCCAGAGGAAGATCGAGGCGGGATCGACCATGCGCAGGCCGCTGCCCGGGTGGACGGGATTGCGCTCCGGCACGAAGCCGGCGCAAGCGGGGTCGAAGCCGGACAGGATCGCCTCCAGCGCGCGCGCCTGAACCAGATCGTCGCGCGCCCCGCTGGAGAAGAAGGGCACCCCGCCTTCGGAGGAATGCGCATCCGGAAAGACGTTGGGAGAGTTGGCGCCCTTGTCGACGGCGGGGATGCCGGCCTCGGTCAGCCAGATCGGCTTCGCGCCGGGCACGAACGCGGTCGGCCCCGTCTCGGCGCCGCCGCGGCGCGTGAGATGCGGGTTCGTCCACCAGCCGGCGAGGTCCTTCGGCCGGAAGATCCAGGGCTTGCCATGGGCGCCATCGGTGATCGGCAGCCGCCTCTGGGCGGCACGGGCGGCCGCGTCCGGATAATACCAGTCATAGGCCTCGCCGGCGGTGAGGCGCTCGCGGAGATAGTCGAGATCGGCGGCGCCGCTCGCATGCGCGGCATCGGCATGGTCGCCCGTGTCGCGCCAATCCGAGAGCGGCGGGTAGAAGTCGATGCCGATGGCGTCGATCGCCGGGCAGGCCCAGAGCGGGTCGAGGGGGAAATCGATGTCCAGCCCTGCGGACCGGACGCTGGCGCCATATTCCGTCCAATCCGCGGCATAGGTCAGGGCGGTGCCGGGCAGCATCGTCCGCAGATCCTGCGCCAGCGCGATCAGTCCGGAGACCATCGGATGATCCTCGCCGGCGCGCAGATGCGTCAGCCCGACCAGTTCCGAGCCGATGATGAAGCCGTCGACGCCGCCGGCCGCCCGGGCGAGCGCGGCACAATGCAGGACGAGCCGGCGAAAGCTCCATTCCTGCGGTTTAAGGCATGTGATCGCGCCGTCGGACTCGGCGAAATCGTCCGGCCGGACATTGCCGAGAAAGGCGGCGACCGCGCTGGCGACATCGCCCGCCGCCGTGATGTGCCCGCGCCAGGGGAAGGCAGGCTGGCCCGAGGCGCCCGTCCGCGGATCGGGCAGCCCGTTCCCGGCCGGAACATCCATCATGATGAAGGGGTAGAGCACGACTTCGAGGCCGTGATCCCGGCGCAGCTTGCGGATCAGGGCGATGACGCCGTCATCCGAGGGCGTGCCGCCGAAGGCGGGCCTGCCCTCGATCTGGCTGACCACCCGCGCCTCGCCGCGGCCGAGCCCGGCGACGCCCCATTCCGCGCCGGCCGTCGGCTTCAGCGCCAGCTCGACACGCGGCGCGATGCTGCAGCTCCCGGCCCGCAGATCATCGCCGAACCAGCTCACCACAAGCGAGACGCGGCGCAGCTTCGGGCACAGCGCGCGCAGCTGGGCGAGGGAGGCATCGATGTCGGCGCCGCCGAAGAGCTGGTTGCGCGACAGGCTGCGGCTGACGCCGGGCTCCGGCTCGTGCATGACCGGCCTCGCCTCGTAGACGAATTCCCCCGCCCCCGGGATCAGCGTGACGGCGCGCAGCATCGCGGCCGGTCCCGCGACCGCGCGAACGATCTCGAAGGAGAATTGCGGGATGCGGTTGCCGTAATCCGCCAGCGGGAAGCGTTCGAACACGACATAGGCGAGCCCGCGATAGGCAGGCGCCTCGCCGCCTTCCTTGGCCAGGATCAGCGGATCGGGCGACTGCGCGGCGTCGCCTCGATGCAGCCGCATCGACAGCGTCGACCGGTCGAGCTCGCGACCATCAGCCCAGATGCGCCTGACGAAGCTGATCGGCCCCTCGCACAGGCCGATGGCCAGGTTGGCGTAATAGGCATAGCTCGTCACGACCGTCTTCTGAGCGGGCGCGCTTTTGCCGCCGCTCCTGCTGCGACGGATGGTGCTGCGCGCCTCCTCCTCGAAACGCGTCGCCCAGATCAGCTGGCCGCCGAGCCGCGCCCGGCCATAGATCCGCGGGATCGGCGCGCCCTCGGTGGCGGCGAGCCCGGTCATCTCCTTGAGGCGCGGCCCGGCGACGCGCTTCGCCCCGCTCTGCCCGAGCAGGGACTGGTCGATCGCAGCCCCGGCGATCCCGCCCAGCGCCGAGCCGAGCGCGCCGCCGACCGGGCCTCCCAGCGCCGTGCCGAGCGCCTGCCCCGCGACCTGCAGAAGAAGCGTCGCCATCAGTCGATGACCTCCGGAAAGCTGAAGACATGGCTCAACCGCCGCCGCCACCAAAGCGTGAACGGGACTTCGGTCACCGCCGCCCCATCCTGGGCATGGATCAGCGTGTCGTCGCCGCTCATGATCGCGCAGTGCCTCGCGGGCAGATGCGGGCGCCAGCGAAACAGCAGCACGTCGCCGGGCCGCTCCAGACCGCACGCCAGCGGCCGGAGATGGCAGCAGGCGGCCTCGGCCAGCGTTTCGGTGCCGGCGCGGTCGGCACAGAGGCGGGAATAGGCCGGCGGCACCTCGGGCTCGGATCCGTAGAGGTCGCGGTAGACGCCGCGCAGCAGGCCGAGGCAATCGCAGCCGACGCCCTGGAGAGAGGCCTGATGATGGAAGGGCGTGCCCAGCCAGCCTCGCGCCGCGGCGACGATGGCCGCGCGTTCCACCGCGATCATCGGAACAGGCTCCCGCCATCGAGCGCGCCGTCGCCCGGCCGGACGCCACCGATGATGACGTCGTTGTCGGGCATATGCGGGAAGCCGCGGAAATTGAGGGCGTTGGCGAATTTGCGCCGGCAGGTGGCGTAGCTCTTGTCGCAGCCGGGGGTCAGCGCGAAGGCGTCGCCGACCGCGATCGGCGCCGGCGCCGGCTGCCAGAGCTGCAGCGCCACCAGCCCGTCCCGGGCGGAATGGCGTTTGACCTCGCTGGCGAAACCGAGATTGGCCCCGCTGGTGAAGCTCAGCCGCCCCGCCGTGAAATGGCCGTCGGGGAAGGCCGAGAGGGCCGGCGCGGTGATCGAGAGCCGCCCATCGGTGGCGGCGACCGAGGCGGAAACCGGGACGAGCGCGGCGCCGCAGCGCGCATCCCCCAGATCGGCCGAGCAGGAGCGGGCATAGATCCGGCCGCGCTCCTCGTCGAAGGCCTTGGCGCCGCTTCTGACCTCGGCGGTGAAGCCGAGATCGCTGCGCCTAACCTCGCCGACGAAACCGACTTCGAGCAGGATATGCTGCTGCGGCTGCGCCCAATTCGCCAGGAACAGCTCGACGCGCGCATCGTCGTAGAGGCCGCGCGCCAGATCGTCCTCGCTCAGCCCCGTTGCGGCGAAGGCGCCCGTGACGTCCCCGCCGCCGATGGCGAAGCCGAGTTCGGAGGTGGTCTCGGCCGCTTCCAGCGCCGCGACCGGGGAGAAGGCACGACCTGCGAAGGCGAGCGCCCGGTCGTGATCGGTGAAGCCGAGGACCACGCCATCCCGCCGCGTCAGCGTCCAGCAGCGGCAGAGCGTTGTGGCCTCCTGCGCCAGATTCGCCGCGAGCCCCGCGGGAAGTTCACGCATGGACGCCTCCTAGGCGATGATCTCGACGATCGGGATTTTCGGGATGTCGCCGGCCTCGAAGGCCGAGAGATCGACCGCGAGCGCGTCGATATCGAAGCGCACCGGCACGTCGAACAGAAAGCCGGCCGTGACGGCCGCGCCGGCCGCCGGGACATGGCCGGGCAGGAAAAAGACGCGGCCGGTGGTGGCGTCGCAGCGGAACGCTGTGCCCTCGGCCTGCTCCGCGCCGTCGACCGCGACCCGCACCTCGCCCGGCCAGGGCTTGGCGATCGGCCTGACATAGGCCGTGGCGCCGGTGCCATAGCTCTTGCTCAGCTGGAACAGGGCCGTGACGCCGTCACCCGTTCCCAGAAGCTGATCCGTGGCGGCGGGATCCCGCGAGGGCGGGCAGCTCTTGCAGTCCAGCCGGTCGCGCCAGCGGAAGCCGTGAAGCCGCCCGCGGCGCTCCTCGAAGAAGGCCACGATCACCGCCAGCGCATCGAGCGTGCGGACACCGAAGCCGGCATCGTAGCGGCGGCGGGAATGGGCCCAGCGGCTGTTGCGGATCTCCCGGCCGGAGCCGAGCGTGACGATCTGCGTCAGCCGTTCCGGCCCGCCGCTGGCACCGCGCGCGATCTCCAGCGGAAAGCGGACCTCGTGGAAATCCTGCATCGCCGGCTCCTCCTCGGTCTCTCAGAGAGCGCGGCTGCCGCGGGCGACGGCCCGGGCGATGGCGGCGGCGACCTGCGCCTCCGAGCGCCGGAAGCTCTCGGCGTCGGGCGTCGAAACTTGCACGGTCACCGAAAGCGGGCGCGCAGCCT